TATAAATTTACAGACTACACTAATAGAGTCGAACAAACTTTTAACAGATGATGTACGTGTTTTCTAATTGATTACTCTATTAGTGTATAAAAAATGTCCAAAAATAATAAATTACAACACCTAAAATGGTAATAAATTATCGGCAAAAAAATGTCCAAAAATGGCAAAAAAATGTCTTTCTAGACAAATATTTTTGGACATTTTTCTGAAACCATTCATGCTAATACATTTAGTTGTATTTGAATTTTTTTGACTACAAAAAACAAAAAATGGCAAACGAATGGCAAATATTTGTCTGTATTTAAAAATGTCCAAAAAAATGTCCAAAAAATTATGCAGTCGTTTTTATTTTCTAAAATTGTATTTTACTGCATATAAGTAACAATCTGACTTTTTGGAAATTCTTTCATATAGTGTTTCATTTTTGGACATTTTGAAAATGTCCATTTATAAAAAGTTTTCAGACTTTATTTTTTTTTTATTTTTATTATAAAAAAAAAAATCTATCTAATATTTTTTTATAAATATACAATTTTTGAAAAACTAACCAACTACCAGTGTTCAATTTCTGAATTATTATCAGTTGTAGAAGGAACAGTTTGTTTTGTACTTAATTCAAACTCCTCCTCGGAATCGGTCTCCGAAACCTTACCGATTGTTTTTGTAGAGACATGTTTATTTTCATTCTCGTTTTCTTTTTTTTCACCTTTATTTCTGCGACGGAACAACTTACCATTTCTGTATATTTCCTTTTCAGAATCATGTTCAGTAGAACAATATTCATCGCGTTCATAGTCATCATAGTAACCATCTGGTGCACAAAACAAACGATTCATATTGACTGCTTCCATATTCTCTACAGTTGGATTGAATAAATTCTTTATAATACTGTCATCGCGAAACCGCACAGTATATTCTTGTTGAATATTACCGCGTCCAATACGACCCATTGCTTGAATCGTCTTTTGTTGTGTCATATTCGTCAAATCTTTTCCAATAAATCCGTGACAGAATTGATAGTTTGTTCCATAAATGTAATCTGACTGTGCAATGATGATGTATAGTTGCTGCTCTGTTGCCATTCGCTTCATTATTTCCATGTATTGAATATTTGGTTTGTTAACAAAGACGCCAATACCAATGAGCAAGAGAAGTTTCATCTGATTTGTAACATCGACTGACATAATTTCTTTTACAACCATATCATCAATGCATGGAACGAAAGCATTAGATACTGTTTCTCCGTTGGGTATCCATAATGTTTGATGCTGCTTCATATTTGGAATGTATTTCTCTTCCATGCTAATTGTCTTGATATGTTGACGAAGTCCTTCAATTTGTCTCATCAATTGTTTTACTTCTGGTGTGAATTGGTCCTTTTCCATTTTCTTTTCTTTATCAGCTTCTTTACCAAGGGAATCTTCAAGAGATTTTTCTAATACTGACATTTTTTTTTGAATTGTTTCGTTTTCTTTTATTTTATCCATAATACTTTGAAATATCTTCTCTGGAATATGAGACTGTTGAATATAAAACTTCCCAATTTTGTCTACGTCTTCCGCAAGGAAAATGGTTGGTCCATCCGTAAGAGTATGTGCATCTTGTGTTGTAAGAAGTATTCCCTTTGTTGCATTATTTGGGGGTAATACTTCTTTTGATAATTTCTTATCTTCTCTATTTAAAGAAGATTCACAGACACTAGTTGTTCTGCTAAGTACAGTTGACTGCTTTGATACAGAAGTTTCTATAGCCGAGTCTAAGCTTTTCACCTTTCGTAAAGGGTCGGATGGAATTGTCATATCTCTGAACTTCAATTTCTGTGTCTGTTTTATGTGACTATGAATAAAGGACCATTGTTCTTTTTCAATTCTACTAAGGATTTCTAAGTAAAACAATTTGATAGAATCCATGGTTATTTCAGAAATAGATGTAAAGAATGTATCAATTGTATATGGTGATTTGATAAAGTCATGCTTATCAAGGTATTCTATGAATCTTATAATTTCTTCCAAGTCAAAATATCTAAGAAGAGTTTTATTGGATTGACAATGAACAACAGAAGCTATAAGGTCATCATAGTTATCAAATAGTAAATGCGGAAGAGTACATTTCCCATCTTTGTTCAAAAGCGAAATAGATTTTCTGCAATCAAAACTAGATATAGTGTTGATTTCAACATCGGAGAAATGAGACCGGAAATCAGAAATGGTGTCTATTATTTCATGTTCTTTTGGAAGAGTTGCACAAGAAAGTACAACTTTTGAAATTTTATTGTCTATCCAGTTTTTGTGTATCTCTTCATGTAAAATATGTCTATCGTAATCCATTGTAATAGTAGGTTCGTCCCAGTAAGTAATTAGGTCTGCTTCCTGGTTGAATGCCAACATATAGTGCATGGCAGTCAAATATGACTTTACATCACAAATCATTATTTCAACATTTGTTCCAACACTGTTGTCAACTTTGAAAATTCCTCCGGTCTTTCTATGAAGACTGTATGAAAGTGCCGAGAAATAATGAAGACGAATATCGGAAGCAGTTTCACAGCCAAATGCGAATGCTACTTTTTTACCCATAGAGATAGCAGATTTTGCAAGAGCAAGACCGACATGTCGGGCAACACATACAAATATTATTTTATATGAGTGTGATAGACCAATCGGAGACATCGTTTTTCCAGTTCCTGTCGGCGCAGTATATAATACCAACCTAGCTTGGTCGCGTTTTCCTTTGAATAATGAAAACAACTGTTTCTGATGAGTGAAAAGGGATATATCGCCGTATTTTAGAAGATATTTGTTTTTTTCTATAAATTCAATTGACCGACCGAAAACTTCTTTGATGTTCGTCTTTTCACTTGCAATTGAACATATAAAATCGACAAACAACGTTACATATTTGTTTATATTAGGAATGGAAACCGTCTTGAATTGTAGCAGAGTATATAGATAGAATCCATAGTCGGTATTTTTATTAACTAGTGAAAACACTATTTTTTCACAAAAATCGATGAGAAGAAATTCAAATATATACTCCTTCTGTGTGTTTATATTTTCCGACATATTTTGAACTCTAAATAGGTCGGCCTTTTTCAATTTCTTCAAATTCAACACAGGAGAGTTTTCTTTTTTCCATGTTTCAATATATTCAATGAGTTGATTTTCCAAAGAGTAATCTACTTGTGGTGTGCTACTATTTGATTTTCTCTTTTTTTTGTTTTCACAACTTTTGCGAAGACTCGAAATAATGGCATCAATGTGTTTTGAGAAGTATTCATTCCAGAAATAAGAATCAATTTCGGGAATATCTGCTGAACTCATTCGAATAAGTTGTAACAAAGAAGTGTTTTCATTGAATCTTATATTCAATGATTCATATCCGGTCATAATGACGCGTAAAATTTTTTTTTCAGGTTCAGAAACAGGGGTCTCAATGCTTTCCCATTCTGCTTTGGTTAATTTACTTTGTGTAAGATCCATATTGTTTGCTTAGTGTGTTTGATAGGTAACAGAGAATAGTACATTTAATTTCTTTTTTGATATAATTTCAATTTTTTAAAAAAATGACATTTAGGATAATATTTTATGTAAAAACGATATCATAATTGGGATGATGATTTTTATTGTAAAAAGTAAAATGTAAATCATATATATATGTCCTTGATACATTCGTTGAATATAGATAATTTAAAAAGAGAATTTCAAAACATTATTACTTTAAATGAAGAGATTATTGATAAAAAAGATGTAATTTTTGAAAAATTGGCAAAATTGAAATCAATATACAATGAGTTGATTAAAAATAATAATAAAAAAATATTTCTTTTTTGTTTGGATTCTTTTTATTTTCAATACAAGCTACTTACCATTGAAATGGAAAATATTAAAAACAATATTATACTAGTAAATAATCGAATGTATGGAGATTATTACAAGTTATACAACATTATACTTTTACAAATAAAAGAGAAAAATATTGAAGTCCCGACACTTTATATAAACATGAAAAAACACCCATTATATAAAGATTTAGAACCATACCATGAATACAGTATTGAAAATATAGTAGATGTTCATAATGATATACTGAAAGTAATAGACGGAATTCATAAGTATTATTTGTCAAAAGAATCGAATATAAGTTCTCATAATGACAGTACTAAGATTGGAAACTCTATTATAAATTTCATCAATACATTAGAATATGAGAACTCTATTCTAAGAGAGCAAATTGTTTTATATTTTAACTATGTAACCTTTTTTCATAATGTTCAACTTGAACATCTTCTTAAGTTGGGTGGAAGAGTAAATGCGTTTCAAAAAAATATTGACGAAGATATTATGACAACTCGAAAACAATTACCAATAAATAGTCCCAATTTATACAAGTCTGAAAACTTTTTAGAAGAGTATTTTGTAACTGTTGATTCTACAAAACTAGAAAAATTATTAAATGATTCTGATTCTATAGTTGATGAAGCAGAAAAGTTACTAGATGGATTTGAAAATATAATTGTCGAAAACACAGAAGACGCATCAGAGTTAATAGTAAGAGATTCTTCTGGAAACTTTGTTGAAAAAATAAAAAATGAATTTTTTCTGTCAGAAAATAACGAGGAAAAATAAACATGAGTAACACATCGAGTATTTATTTTTCTTAATTGAATTATCTAATACATTTATATAAGCAATATGGATGCAGATAATAAAAACAATTTAGAAGATTTCAAAGAAAAAGAGCAACACGGCGAAGGAAGTAATGCTGACCGTGAAAGTGTCAACACAGCCACTAAACCGGTTGAATGGTCTCCTGAAAACGAGGCTATATTAGTAGAGTGGTGTGACGTAGCACAATGTTATAAATGGATGAATAGTGCTTCGCATGAGAAATTCAGTAATCGACTTGCATGGTTTACTATACCCGCAATTATTTTATCTACAATTAGTGGAACAGCATCATTTGCTCAGGGTAGTTTACCAAAAGATATACAACTATTTGCACCTGCTATTATAGGCAGTATTAATATTTTTGTAGGTATACTTACAACTATTCAACAATATTTAAAAATTGCCGAATTGAATGAATCTCATCGCGTTTCCGCAATTTCATGGGACAAGTTTGCTAGAAATATTCGTATCGAGTTAGCAAAAGCTCCTTGTGAAAGAATGGACGCCGGGCATTTTTTGAAATTATGTAGACAAGAATTTGACCGACTTATGGAAACAAGCCCCTCTATTTCAACGAGCATAGTAGATTCTTTCAATACAAAATTTACAGGAAAGGTGGGAAGTTTAGAGAGAAGAAGATTTGACGAACTAAAAAAACCCGACATTTGTAATATTATTATAAGTGCGAACGAATATCGTCATACTTGGTACAAACATTTATCTTCACCATCTGATGAGTATGGAGAACTTAATAAAAATTTGGAAATTGCTTATAAAGAAAGAATTGTTAATGAAAAGGAAGAAGTTGTTACTGCAAAAGAACGACAATTAAAACTGAAAGAGTTGGAGGAGTTTAAGAAAATAAAACAAAAGGAAGAAATGAAAAATATTTTTAATAAAACAGCACAGGAAGCTTTGAAAGTTTTCAAGGAACAAACAAAAAAAATTGAAGATTATGTTATTACATTTGGAGAATTATATGGAAGAAAACCACTAACTGATGAAATTATGGACAATATGAGGGATGAGGTTCCAAGAGAAGTATTGGATAAATTTCTAGAAAAATATACATTGGAAGATGGAACCAACAATGTATAAAAAATCTATACTATATGCATTTGTATTGTATATAGTATACAAAATTAGTATTCAATAAACTGAGATATATTTTTAATCCCCCATAATTGGAGATTGTTTTCATGAAAGTAAATCGTGGATGCAGGAAGTATTTGTTTTTGATATTCCTCTTTTTCTTCCTCTTGAAGTTCATCAATGTCGCCTTTTATGTAGAGACCATTTATTATAAAACATGCAAATCTTTTTAGTGATTCGACGTTACTATTTATTATTGGTAATGTAGTGAAGTAATACGCTATTCCAAGAAAACTATGTTCATAAGATGAATATTTTTCAGGATTTTCAATTAGTATGTTCTCATATTCATCTGTAAATTTACATGAATACAGCTGAAATGGAAAAGGATATAATTTATCATCTAAGGTTTTTATACTACATAGTTGTTTATTTTGTTTGAAAAAATCGGTTATTAATTCATTGACAGGAGTGGAGTATATTATTTTTTTATAAACAATTTCATCAATAATAGCAATTGTAAAATCTGGTTTTACTTTACTAATCAATGATGTGATATCAAAGAAAACAAAAAGATTCGATTCGTCTTTTTCAAGAAAACCTTTATACAATAATGAAATATCAATTTGTTGTTCGTGAATTTGCGACTCATCTTGTAAGATGGAAAATAAGTATTTGAAGCATTCTGTTTCAAAATGAATCTGTTCTTGTGATTTTTCTTCAGAAGTAAGTTCTCCACTATCTTGAGAAAAATTAGTATTTTCTTTTATAGATGGACATTGATATTGCATCTGTGGAAAGGAATACGCTTCATCTTCTTTTTTCATAATAAATTGTAAAAAAGGATATCTTTCATTATATTTTGATTGGATATCGCTTAATTCTTCTGTATATTCACTTTCTTCGTATGTACCTTCAACAAAACATTTTGTATTAATTGAGAACATAGCAAAATGAACATTATACATTTTATCTTGTGTATCCATACAAAACCCAAACATCTTGTTTAGTTGGTCGTCGTCTATGTACTTGTAAGTTATAGGAAGAGGTTGTTGAAGAGGAGGTTCAGTAACAGGTTGTTGAAGAGGAGGTTCAGGAGGTTGAAGAGGAGGTTCAGGAGGTTCGGTAACAGGAGGTTCAGTAACAGGAGCAGGAACAGGAGCAGGAACAGGAACCGGAACCGGTTTTTTAAGAAAATTGTCATTTTCCTGATTATGTATGTTTTCTTCTTTTAATTGTGGGTTCATCATAGGTTATATTAATAAATAACGTCTATATAATATAACGCATATTATCTAAATAGAGTATTTTTTAAAAAAGGTATAAAGGTTTTATCAGATATTTATTAAAGTCCGCGTTACTAGCAAACCGATTTTATAAAGTTTTATTACTTACTCTAGTTACTACTAAATGTTTGACGATTATGAATACGAATACGAAATTGAAGACCAATCAGTTTACGAAAATTCAGTAGCTGATACTTTTACTGATAATAATACAGTTACTTCACAAATGAAGAAACAACGTAAACTAAATGAGGATTACAAAAAATTGGATTCTGACTTTAATAGTATAAAGATGCGTGTGGATGGCGTTCTTAAAAAGATTGAATTTTATGAAACAGGAATGACACCTGGTAAAAAAATTAGATGTGCAGTTACCGGCTCACGTTTTAATCAATACCGGGTAGGAAGTCTTGCTGAAGACCTGTTTTTTAAAGTATGTTATGCAGTTGGTGACCTTGGAAAGCGTGAATCATCATTTTTGTTTTTTGACAATCCTGAACAATATGAGAGACATTTCCATTGCAATGTAAGTACAGAATTGAAAGAGAAATGGAATGAAAAATATCAGCGTGAATGGAGAAAGCGAAATTTATAATTTTTTGAAATTATATAAAAAAATTATAGTTTATATTTTAAACTATGAATGGATTGTTTTTTGTTTTTATTTATGCATTCATAATAACAAAAAAAAAGAATAATAAAATATTGTTAAACGCCTTTTCAGAAAAAATAATTTCAAGAAGAGGTGGATTTGACGAAAGATTCAATCGAACTTCTGACGAAAATTCAGAAATATTAATTACTTTTCAAAAAAACTTAGTAAAAATGAATCTCCTAAAAAAATTACAAAGTTCGCATATAGGCGAAGCTGAAAAACTAAAAGAAATAGAAAAATATCAAAATGATAATTATGAATTGAAATACTTTTATAACTCAGAAGCAGGTGGACTTTATGATGACTGGAATTTCAATATAGAAGAATAACGCCCAAGGTAGAGCGACAACTTTTCAGCTGATAAATATATTTATCTACTGAAAGAGATTAAAAACAAAATCGAATAGAATTATACTATAATGTCAAAAAAAATTATACATGCAATTGCAGTATTTGACAAAAAAATAAAGGGCACTGTTATTTTTACAGAGAATATTGAAAAAGATACAGTTGAAATAGACATTAATATTTCTGGATTGAAGAAAAACGGTAAACATGGGTTTCATATTCATGAATATGGAGATATGAGCGAACAATGTGAAAGTATGTGTTCACATTTCAATCCAACCGGTAGTCATCATGGTGGACCTGGTTCAAATATACGTCATGTTGGCGATTTAGGTAATCTGATTACAGACTCTAATGGAGTGGCAAAACAACATATTTCAGACAGTCTTATTAAATTGAGGGGTACAAAGTATAATATTATTGGAAGAGGGTTAATAATTCATGCAGATGAGGATGACTTAGGAAAAGGAGATAACGAAGCAAGCTTGATAACAGGAAATGCTGGTAAAAGAATAGCCTGTTCAGTAATAGGATATGCACGTCCAAATGTAAAATGAATTATTTTGTAATATCTTTTTTACACCTTTTCTCATTTGAAAGACCCAAAATTATATAAAAAGATTTTTATATAATTTAATAAATTATATATATTTATGAGTGCAGCTATTGAAAAATCTATATTAAATTATAATAAAGAACTTGTTTCTGTATTGGAACAGTTGAAAGCCGTACATTCTAAATATGTTTGTGTAAACCCAGAAGATGTAAGAAATAGTTATGACATAATGCATGGAATAATTGAAACAAAAATAAATGAAATCAACGAAAGCAAGGATTATATCAAAAAATGTATAAATGATTTAGAAGAATGTAACACAACAATAGCAGAAATGGAGAAAGTATTAAAAAAAATGAGTAAAATTTCAAATAGAAGAAGGGTAGGAACTTTACAAAGTCTTTGTAAACAAACAATCAAACAAAACGAAATCCCTATGGACGAAATTGAAGAAATGGTATTTGGTTTTCATTACGAAAAAATGAAATAGAAATATCTAAAAAAATATGACAAAGTTATATATAATGAGCGCAATATTAGGAGGAATAGAAAATTTTTATAGAAGTACAAAAAGTAGCGCTACCGCAATACAATACTCAAAAATGCAAGATGTATCGCTTGGCGGAGTTCCAATACTAACATATGGCTTAATAGGTATTACTACTATTGTTTTAGCCACAATAACTATATTTGAGTCAACAGATAAGGAGGATGATTCAAGTGATAGTATGACTTCCCAACTCCCTACATTATCTGCAACAGCCGCATCGCTTAATCCATTTACACCAACGCCAACAAATACTACAGCAGAACCTGAAAAAAGCATTATTCCTAATTTTTCTAGTTCTCCTTCGTCAACAAACGAATCTCCATTTAAAATGCCAGATATATTAGATAAACCTGCAGTGCCAGAACCAGAACCTCAAAAAGAAGAAGCTTTACCTAAACCTGCTATGGGCGGTAAGAAAAAAAAGACCCGTGGAAATAAATCAAAAAATAACAAAACTAAGAAACAAAACTAAGAATTTCAAGGCAAAAGCATATTCTGTGCTTGTTCGTAACTTCTTTGAAAAAATAGATTTAGTTGATTCAAGTCAGACCCAATGGTCATATCATCAGGATATAGACTTGTATTTCCCGAATAATATGCAATAACAGCAGGAACACCATTAAGTACTCTTTTATTTTTAAGAGCGGAATATAGCTCAGAAGATTGGTCAATATCAATAACAAAACTTTGAACATTACTTGGCATTTGTGGAAATAAAGAATTCAATGCTTTTTCAATTGTTTTGCATGGACCACACCATGTTGCACCAAATTTAAATATAAGTATTCCAACATTGACATTTAGAAGTTGATTAAATACACTGAAAGAGATAGGTTCTTTTATAACTGGTAGCGAAGTATTCAAAACACTTGACATAAAATATATATTTTTATACATATTTTATTATATTTAAAAACCCGCATCGGAATATATTCATAATTTATTTCTATGGCGAATTTATAAAAATGTCCCAAATTAAAGAAGACAACTTGGATATTAGTATGTATTCATTCCAAGAAATATTAGAATTATTTGATTTATCGTATGATATTTCTCTTGAAGATATGAAAATTGCCAAAAAAAAGGTTCTCATGCTTCATCCAGATAAGTCCAAATTATCATCAAACTACTTTTTGTTTTATAAAAAGGCGTTTGATATTGTATTTAATTATTATCAAAACAATAATAAACAAAATCAAGCGGTTTCTAAAGAAAACTCTGAATATTCTGTTCCTCAGAATGATTTGAACAAACATAATACAAATAATATTAAAACAACAATTGGACAAATGGACCCTAAAGAATTTCAAAAAAAATTCAATGAATCATTTGAAAAAAACATGTTGAAAAAAACAAATCCTGTGAATGAATGGTTCTCAAAGGACGAGCCTGTTTATAATATAGAAGAATCGGTATCAAAAAATAATATGGGGATTGTTTTAGAAAACATCAAAAAACAGAACAATGGCTTAGTGAAATATAATGGTGTTCAGAATATGTATTCATCTGGAGGGACAAACTTATATTATGACGAGGAAGAAACCGATAATTATCTAACGAGTGACCCTTTTAGTAAATTAAAATTTGATGATTTACGAAAAGTACACAAAGACCAAACTATTTTCGCAGTTAGTGAAAGTGACTATAAAAATGTTACACAGTATAGAAGTGTAGATGAAATGAATAAAGCAAGAAATGAACAAAATTTGAAACCGGTATTGAAAACACATGCCGAACAAATGTTGATAGAACAGGAACGAATATTAAAAGAAAAAATGGCCGAAAAACAGCATAAATCTTTATTGAAAACAAACGAATATGCCGATAAGAACAAAATAATAATATCTAGTTTCTTACAGTTAAAAAATTAAGGTCTATCCATTGTTTTGTCGCCATTTGGCTACAAAACGGCGGATAACCCATATCCTTTCAAGTGATAAATATATTTATCACCTGATAGAGATTAATCTCTTCAAGACCCAAGTTCTATTTTCCTTGAAAAAATGTCATATTATGCATTTTTGGTTGTATTGGCGGAGGTTGTTTGTTCATCAACCATGTTTTTTCCAAATCGGTCATTAAATATTGATAGTTAACAGAACGTTTTTCAATGTCACTATAGTTTTCATACTGAACAACGGTTGGTGGAGTAATCATAAACCAAAACCCTTGAATTTGTAGGCGTTTCCAAAAAATATCAATGGCAAATTCATTTGCTTTATTGGGATTTCTTAACAGAGTAGCAGCACTTTCTTTAAAATTACTAATAAGAGTGTCGTAATAATGCTGTTTTACAATGTAGCCAGTGGTTGTTTGGCAGTTAGATACGCGAATAACAAAATCCTCTATCTTTTGATATGGTGGACAGTTATTTCCACCTATAATGAGGACATCAAATTTTTCACAATGCGATGACATTTGAAATTTACGTAAACTATTCAAAAATGTTTCCGGATCTAAAAATGTAATATCATCTTCACAAATGAAAACATATGGGTAATTGCGTTCTTTTGCAATTTCCAGACACTTTATGTGACTTAATGTGCAACCAACAGCGCCGTTAGGAGTTTTTTTTGCATTGAAACGTTCACCAACAACCTTTATTTTTTGTAATTCTTTTTCAACATGCTGTAGTCTATCGACTCTTTCTTCCAAGTTGATAAACAACGTATACTTAAGCAAATCCATTTTTTATATATCTTGTATGAGAGTCTTTATTTCTATTTCTTGTTATCTAATATTGTTTTTTGATTTTTACAGATATATTCCAAAATTTGATTGATGCACTGCAAAATATCTTCATGACGGTATTTTTCATCATGTTTTTTGTAACTATAAAATAATTTTTGTATTTCGGCAGGAGATATAATATAATCAACCATTTTACAAAATTCTTCGTCAAACTTGGAAATATCCGAATCTTCCAAGTCAAATTTTTGTTTCAACATTTGTTTTATAATAGACACTGATGCATTATTAAGGTACATTTTAAAGTTTATTCTACCAGACCGAGTAAATGCACCATCAATTTCTTCCAAATGATTTGTAGTGAAAATCATCATCGAATCTTCTAATTCTATACTTCCGTCCAAAACATTAAGAACACAATCCAATGTTAACCCGTCATCCAATGGCTTATTAAAAGTTGTTACTCCAGAACTAAGTAATTTTATTTTATTTTTATAACCTTTAATCATTTTTTGATATTTAGATTTCAAACGTGAGTCATGTAATTGTTCTTCAATTTCATCATTACAATCATCTTCTACTGTATCAGAATCACTATTCACCATCAAAAAGACATCAGATAATTCAGAAACCGTTTTTGCTTCGGTGTCTCGTTTTTTCAAAACTTTGTTTTCATTAGCATCAAAGTCTTCAAATATATAACAAACATCTTTGAGTTCATATTTTTTACCATTTATTGATAACTTTCTGAATAAAGAGACAAATTCACAACATGTTTTTATTTTTGACCACTGAACAAAAATACCAATTCTTTTTGTTTTATTCAATATCGCATTGATAGTAGACGATTTTCCAGTTCCTGGTGGACCATGTAATAATATACTGGCTTTATATGTAAATCCTGTTTTTTTATATTCTTCATAACAGGCATCGCGTATAGGATTGTCTGTGCAAAACTGATTTACATAATCAATTAGTTCTTTCTTATTCTCAATAAAAATATTTTTTTCCAAATCTTTATTACTTTTAAAAGGACACTCATCAAATATAATTTTTACATTATCATCTTCGTCAAGAATACTTCGTTTATATTCAAATATAATATTATTTTCTTTTTTATTCAAGACCTCTGCGTTATATAAATCTACAAGCTTTTCAATAAATATCTCTAATTTACAAATATTCCCTTTTCCTTTTGTTGTTAATTTATAGACATAGCTTTTATTGTATTTTGTTGAGGATGTGGTGTTGTTATCTTTTTCGCCATCATTTTTTGTAATTTCTGATTCAACAAAAACCTCTAACCATATATTGTTTGAAGAGCATACTTTTATCTTTACATCTTTCAAAGGAAACAGCATATATTCAAGTTCTCCTTCTTTCCAATAAGAGTCATTTCCAAAATTAACAATTTCAACTAGTGATGAAATTTCAGAATATTTATTCTTTTTTAAAAAATGATTCAATGCTAAAAATCGTGTTGTGTATATATTTCGAATAGTCTCACTTTTTCCAGTGCCACTCGCTGTACATTTGAAGTATTTTTTTTTATGTGTCGGAATAACAATTTCACTTTCTAAGATATCATTAAAGAATAATTTTTCATAGAAATGGTCTTTGTATTTTTTCAAAAATTTATAACCAAAATCTTCGTTGTATAACAAGTCATTGTAACAGATATTTGCTATTTTGTATAATAAAAATAAACAAACAAATAAAAAAATATATTTTATGTCAGATAATACATGTTTAGATAGCTGTGTTGTTATATTTGTAAGTAATGAGAACTGTACAAGTTGTATGGCATCCATTTTTATAAAAAATAATACAAAAAACCGTTTATATTATTTTTAAAAAGACTTTTTGGGATTAATTCAATAATATATATCCGTAGTTTTGTAGCTAAATGGCTACAAATTTGAAACTATGTCAGAATAACGCTTTCTTATATAGTCATGGTCTAACCTAATTTTCATTGGATGATATATTTTTGCAATGTCTATATAATCCTTATCCCATTTTGTATCATATGTAATTGATGACATTTCTATAGGATTATCAACTTTAAAACCGCGATGAAGTGCCAAAGTATTAAATAGAGCTTCAATAAACATAAGATGTCTATCTCCCAAATACAAGTCAACTTCTTTCAATAGTCTACGTGATAACCTTGATGCTGCAACAAGACTGTGTGCCCAAGGAGTTCCGATTCTATGAATTACATTTACCCAGTGATTCCAACCATTATGGACATCTCCGTTTTCATTTATTTCATGAAATGCGGTTAATAAGTCACTCTCTGGATATTTCTCATCAATATTTGTTATTACTTTTTCAGACATTATAAAAACATCATCTTCTAGAAACCATACATGTGAATATTGAGTATTTACACGGTTGAAATAGTAAAGCGCACGGTCCCAGGCAACAATATCTTTCAGATTTGACCAACAAGAACTTTTATAATAGTTATTTTTTATACAATCTTCGTCTGAAACTTGTACCAATGTAACACCGTCTACAATTGTAGAATCGTAAGAAACGGTGTTATCGTCAATAACTAAAAAAACATCATGGTGTTTGAATGTTTTCAAAAAATCAATCCATTCCTTATTGAAGAATCGTGTCAATATACAAAGTGCAGTTTTGTTTGTTGTCATGTATAATAGATAAATATATGACAACGGGTTTATATTTTTTTAATATTAATTTCTTTTAAACTTTATTTTTTTGGACAAATAAAATCCAATTACTAATGTAATAAAAACAAGAACCCAAAAAATAGTTTTCGAAAACAAGTACAAATGAGAATAACCGGGTTCTGCGTTTACATCAATTCCAAGAAGTATAAATAAATAAATAATTATTTTTGCGCCTTCTGTAAATGCTTCATTATCTTGGCCCCAATGTTTCCTATTATCTGTTTCTGGAAATAGTTGATAACAAAGTGGTTCAAAATACATATAGCCGGATAAGTTTATCAGGTCCCAATCTCTTTCAAGATTTGATTCCATTATATTTTCTCTGTAAGATTTACTAAATATGGAAGCATGCATACCAGTAAACATAGTACAGTAATATGTATAACCGTCAGTTTGTGGTATAGAAACCCATGGTACACAACCAAGTAAATACAAAAAGGGTTCTCCTGACTTGCTTTTTATGAACTTGGTAATATTCTCTTGAACAGTTTGTGATTTTATTTTATCATTGAAAAAAAAGTCGTCTTCCAAAATCAAAATGTTTTCATAATTTTGACTTTTGGAATGATTGAAAATTTGAATATTCGCCTCCACCAAGTCACGTGGGGGCGTTTTAATATGTTCGGCTTTTTTACATTTTTTGAAACTTTTATTGTGTAAAATATATACTATCTTACTTGGTTTGTATTTTTTCAATTGTTCCATAACACTTACAAGTCTACCATTGCCTTCTAGATGAAGAATATATGTGGCATCTATGCAATTATCTAATAGCCCTTCATTAAAAGTAAACTTTTCAAAACGATAACAGTCTGACATAAAGTATATTGCTTATTATATTAACAATATATTTTATAAATAGAGTTAGTAAATATATTTATAACCCAATAGAGATTGGATTAGAAGACAATTACTCATCGGTTGATGGTTTATTCAAATTTTTTAATTCTTTCATTTCTGATTCCAGATGTTCATATTTCAAAGATAGTTCTTCTATTTTATTTTTTAAGAATATAACTGTATCGCTATCGGGTTGGTTTTTTGAAAGGCTATTCTCTACTTCAAACTTTTCTTGTTTTTCATGATTACTAGTTTCTGAAAATTGAACCTGTTTTTTTTGTGGAGTTTTTATTATCTCTTCGATTACAGGTGTGACGGATTGACCTTGTGGTAAAAATTGCTGTATTGGAGAATATTTATTTAATTCTTCTTCTCTTTCGCGTTTATGTTTCTCAATTAGCTCTTCTATATTTGAAATAGGTGTGTCGTCTAACTTTTCAGAAAAGTTTACTTCAGGTGCAGGTGGTTTTGCAAAAAGTTGTTCATATTGTTGTTGCCTTTGTTCAAATGCTGAATTATATATTTCTTGTTTTTGTATTCTCTCTACATCTTTACTAACATAATCGGAATTTTTGTAATTAGATATATTTGGAATAGAATCGGGTGTTCCAACAGGGGCATGAATGGGTAAATTAGATTTTATAGACTCAATCATAAAAGAAATAGTCTCTTTATTAATGCGTTGGAGAGACGCCATATCATTAATAACTGGGTATTTATTATAAAACAATTGCACGATGTTTCTGAACCATGTTTCACGGTAGTTTGGAGCTCCTGCACCAAATACAGAAAACATAGGGGTCTTATTTATTGTTGCCCATAGCAATTGTTGGTTCTGATTATTAATATATAAATTTTGTTTACTTGTCATTATGAGTTTTTTTGCTATTATAATTTTATATATTTTTTGTTGTAAATTATATAAAATTAATATTAGATTTTTAAAAATCTATCCGATAGATACTTTCGACAAAGCGAAGTAGACGAGTTATTAGGTTATAGTACAAAGGCACAATTGAACAACTAGTAGAAGAGATGGTATTTGAAGATTGTAAATAGTTTTATGCCATTTGTCTACATAGACCTTAAGAACGTGTTTTTTTGAAATTTGTTATTTCTTGACTAAATTCATAGGTTTGTTTCTTGTCCATTTTTTCACCTACTTTAATTCTAGCAAATACATCGTCGACTTCTCTCAAACTATTTGCTAGACTATAATTGTTAGTTTTAACATCCAGTAATACGTTTTCTATATCATTATTTCTAGGTTCAATTAATGATTTGTATACAATTCCAGATACTTTAACAGATTTTTGTTCAACTTCATCAGAGGATAAACGGTCTTGTATTGTTTTTACAACTGATTTTATACCATTGAACAATCCTGAAAAAGCATCCATTGATGTTCCTGATACATTTTGTAATAAAGAACATTTTTGTTGTAACTGTTTTTTTTCACCAGGTGTCAATTGTTTTGAGAATTTGATTAAAATCATCTTAAGCTGTCTTTCTAGTGTATCTTTTATATCTTGTGTTGCGATTGGACCTTTTGATTTTTCTGATAATTTTTTATTCAAAGCAATTACAATTCCTTTTATATTTTGTTCTAATTCTGACATGTATTCTTATTATATTATTATAAAATAATTAATAGCTATTTTATAGTAATTTTATGAATCATTAAAATACTTTTTCCTGTATTTTTCTACAAATTTATCTGGAATCCTTTTCCTTTTGAATAAATGCATTTTTTCTTTCATGCTCATATTCTTTTTAAAATCTGTTTTCCCAGTAAGCATAGTAATTAAAAAGAATAACGAATACATTCCACATTCAGTGTTACCTTGCTGGTGTCGAATATTTTTACTATCATAGTACTTTAATAAAATAGGAGGTGTCATTTCTTTTCCTTGTTTTATAATACGTTCTTTGAATACCTCTATTTCTTGAGGTATACTGTCCCCAGCACTATCAAAATAAAACATAATGCGTTGTTCCAAATCAATAAATAAAGAAACCCAATGAGAACCAGATTCATTATGTTTGTCTAAATTGAATACAATTCCTATTTTATTTTTTTTTGCTTTCATTTGTTGTTCAATTGAAAGATTACATATTTGAGATTCTACACAGGAATACCCTCTTTCTGGTAATTTGGTATCAAAATCAATAGGCGTTGGACCAAGAAACAAAAAATTCTTGTGTTTTTGTTCGTATTGTTTGAGTACTTTTAAGATATCAATATTTGAAAGCCATTCATTTGGGTTTTTATTCCAGTCCGGTGGGTGGTCTGGTGCAAAAATATAGTCATCTATATCTTTTCTTAATTTTGCATCTTTTATTTCTTTCAACCAACAATCTTCTTTATCACAATTAGTGAGACGTTCTTTCAATGTTTCCCATATAGTAACCGGGTTATCGGATGTTATTTTTTTGTTGTTTGGATGGTTTTTATTGTAACTATCACGTATTTGCATCAAAATTTCATATGTAAAGCATGTTTCAGATAACGCAGTTTTATTTTCAACCAATGGACTACAGTTCATTTTTTTAATAGTTATTTTTTTTCGTGTATTGTTTTTTAAACGATGCTTTGGGTGAGTTTTTTTTTTATTTTCTTGAGTATATTTTTTTATATTTAAAATATTCTTTATATAATCCATTATTGCTATATATTTAATTAAGATTAAATATATTACTATTCAGATATTAGTCAAAAATTTAGGTTCAAATCCATTGAAAAACGCACTAAAAGGAGGTATACTATCGAATGTATAAAAATACCAAGAGCAGTTGGACATCCGCTAATAACAAGAGGTCCAACAACGGATTTCAAAATACTATTTGTCAATGAATAAGTAAATGGATTGACTACAATCAAAAAGATAACAAGGGAGAACAACGAAATATTCCACTTTTCTGAACTGGACGGCATTATATATATATATCGTATATTTTTTTCTACATTAGAATTTTCTATATTTTCCAAATTTGCTTAATGAGATGTTGGGGTTTAATTTTGTAATAGATTCACCCCAATAAGAAGAAGTTCCTGGCTGACTTTTATTAGAGTCTAAATAAGGAAAAAGAACATCTTCATCATCGCAACTATTTTTATAAGAACTCTTTTCTACTATATTTTCAAATTGTTTCATTTCTATATTTTTAATACATGATTTTGCAAAATGTTCAAATGCTTCATCCAAATCATTAGTTACTTGTTTGTTAGGAATATAAATATAATTATTTAAAATCGAATTAATTTCATCCCCATATTTTTTTATTTTTGTCAAATATTCTTGTGTTTCTTGATATTTCTTTGGGTCTGCTTTTGATAAATACTTTTTGTATCTGCCTTTGTTTCCCATTATTTCCAAAGTTAATTTATCAATGGATGCATTTGTATCCTTTGACTGTAATTCAACTTCATCGGAAACACCTATTCCATTTATTAATTCAGAGTCTGAGTTCTCGTCGTTTGACTCCATATACAAATAATAAATATTAGTATTTTGACCATTTGTTTTTATTATATGAATTAAGTTGTAACATTTCTTGATGTTCTTTCCAAAACTGAGTTTTTTTCTCTAACTCCACATCTTCAGTACTTTTGCTAAATTGGGCAGCGATTACATTTGTAGAAAGAAATTCATTGTCTTTTTGTGAAGGTTTTTTCCCGTAACAGTTTACGCCATATTTTATATTTGGATTAGGAGAAACCCCACCGTTTATTCCTGGTCTTCCACAGCTATTTTTCGTGGAAGGATTTTTTTGTAATTCTTGCCATGTTGATTTTTGTGTTGGGAAAAATATCATCTGGTTCTCTGACCATCCATAATTACACCATTCTGCGCCTTTTTTATAAGCATCCTCTATTTCATTATATGTCGCGAGACGAGAATTATAAGCCTTACATATAGATTTTGCATCATCATATGTATATAAGTTGTTAGATATGTTGAATACTTCACTTCCAGTCGTTTTTAATACAGTTTCACTATTTTTTTCTGGTTCATTTACAAAATCATTTGACTTAGATTTTACAAATTTTTCGAATCCAATTCCGTTCCATAGACTAGCACAAGTGTCGTATATTATATCAACTATTGGTATATTCAATCCAAATTTAAAAATATTGATAACAATTAAAATTAGCAAAAAGTACCATGATTTTTTTATTAACAAATCTAATGTAGGTGGTAACTTATTGTTGACCATCGGTACGTTTCCAAAATAAACAATCATATAAATTATAACAATTACTAAGCCAGTATACACTATACTCATTGGGTTATCAAAGTCATGTTTAAATGCCCTTGCAAAATAAGTAAACCAGTTTTTTTTATCTTCTTCGTTCATCGAAAAAACCATAAATGCTATATAGGCAAACACTATGAAAATAATAAAGATGTCAATAGCCATTATTGTAATCTGCTCTGGTGTAGCAAATGAGTTTTTAAAAAAAAAAGATAAAATGAAATAAATTATGAAATATGTTGCTAAAACTGCAAAAATATAAAAAAAATTATTTAAGCTGAATGTCGAGTTTAAATCTATGTTAATATTGGATTCTTGTGGGACATTTGAATTTACTTTGTTATCCAAATTTTCTTTATTTGTCATTTATTATAGTGTGTGATTATAATAGTTTTTTATGTATAAAATAAATTTATTAGAATATACTATACAAGTTAATCAAAATGTTTCAAGACATATCTAATTTTTATAAAGCAACGGATTACTTACCAATTTTGAATGGAGCGTTGGTTGTTGACTTATTTGTCCTCCTTCTTTTGAACCAGGATTTTATTCAATCATCAGCACTTACACAATGGTATAAAAAATTCCATTTAGGTGCTTTTGGCACAGACGTATTAAGTCTTGTTATCGGTGTTCTCATAGCTCGATATGTATATACATATCTTGGTTGGGATTGGTCTATATATTCTTTTTTATTTGTTATTGTTCTCGTTCAGCTCTGTCATGACTTACTTTTTTCAATTATATTTTATGCTTTCCCTAGAGGAGTAAGTCCTATTCTAGATGTATTCAAAGATTATGCAAATGAATCAGGAGCATATATATTATTAGTGGATGCTTTGATGATGATAGGAACTGTATTGATAGGAAGTATATTTGCTAAAAAAACATTGAATACTAATATTGTCTTGCTTATTTTGTTAAGTTATTTGACACCTTATTTTGTATTTTCTGTTTAATCTCTTTTTACTGTATAAAAACAGTTATTTTTTACACCAATAATACAATTATAATATTCAGATTTTCAATTATAAATATATTTTTTTAATATATAATGGATGGTTTATTTACATATAGAGATGAAATAGAAGGAAAAGTTGGTATTGGTAAATTACCAATAGAATTACAATCTATTTTAGATGATGTATCAAAAGAATATAATAATATAGTTCCTGATAAAAACGCGTCCACATATCATACTTGGTATGATGATATGCCCACGTCCTTAAAATCTAAGGTAAAACAAATTCAGTCAAATAGTTTTTGGAATAAATTATGTGATGGTAGTGAAAAATGCGTCAAAATTAGTGCGAGTGAAATGGACGAATTATATTATTCAAATCCTAAAAACAATTTGAATAAAATAAATTTATATGGAGCATCAAGTAACTATGATATACATAAAGATTGTATTTATAATTTCGAAGGAATTAAATTTTACAGAATTATAATTGGATTAACGGACGGTAATGATAATATTATTACTTATTTTAACAATTTAGATATAGGACATAAAATAAACTCCGGTGATTATATTGCCTTTGATTTTGATAAATCATCACATCAGGTTATAAAGGATAAACAAAAATTAACACCAAGAATATTATTGAAAATTCATTATATAGTTTGTGAAAATTGTAAATATTCAAAAGAGTATGTTGAAACAATAAAAAAATTCTATTTATATTATGAATATATAACCCGTTATATAATGAAAACTGGTACAGACCCAGAAACATTTTACCAATTTTTTATGGGATTGGGCTGTCAATATTTTTATACAAAATATATTGAATACATAATATTATTTATAATATTATCAATAATTATTATTATTAGATTTTTGTTCAAGATTAAATTAATATATAAAAATATATCAAAAATTATAAAATATGTTTTATTATTGTTAACAAGCATTTATTTGTTAGTAGTAACATTTTATTGGTTAAGATATAAATCATTTGGTATAAAATAAAATATTATTATTATATATTATGATGTTCAACAAAAATAATTTTTTTAATTTTGAAGATAAAAATGAAGGCAATGTATCAATTGGAAAAATTCCAGAACATTTACATAGAGAAATTGATTATATTGAAAAAACATTTTACAATGATATTCCTATAGAATATAAAAAAAAAATAACATATCATAAATGGTATAGTGAATTGAATGATAATCTTAAAAGTAAAATTGATTATATTAAAAATGACTCATATTGGAAAAATTTATGTAATAAAAATGAATGTAAACTTATTAGAATAGATAATATGGACGAAATTTATTATGCGAATCCACCTAAAACAACAAGTAGTAACTTATATGGCGCTGTTGGTAATTATTATATTCATAGAGATGGTCATTTTAATTTTTTAGGAGTAAAAATATATCGTGTTTTAATTGGCGTAACAGATGATAATAAAAATATAATGACATATCTAACCAATCTAAACTATGGAAAACCTTTAAACAAATATGAATATTTGGCATTTGATTTTGATAAAACGACTCATCAAGTATTGAAGAATAACAATGGTGATGAACCCAAATATAGAATTGTTTTGAAATTGCATTTTTTAGTATGTGAAAATTGTACTTTACCAAGTTGGTATATTAAATCTTTATTGAAATTTTATACTTATTATTTAAAAATAACAAGATATGTTATGGAGAATGGAACAAACCCAACAACGTTACCAGAATTTTTCTTTGGTGTTTTATCATATATTATAGGTGTTAATTTTAATATTTTATTATCTGTTTTTGTTTTTTTTATTGTATTTTTTATTTTATATATTAAAAATATAAAAAAAAAATTATATAGTAATTTGATTTTAAAATCATTTACAATATGTATTTTCATTTTTATATCAATAGTTTTATATGAATACTTATATTTTATTTTGACAAAATACAATAAGGAACTAAATTAATAGAATGTTTTATTAATTGTATAATTATCATAAAAATATTTTGTTCTTTATTTAATCTATTGTATAAATAAGTCTGTTCTTCAAAATAAATATGTGCTAGCTCTGGTATTATATAAGTTATTAATATTACAACTATCAAAGTAAATATTGATGTAATATTTAAATATTTAAATATATAAAAAATAATTGATAAAATTATAGATATATTAGTTATGATTATTATGTCATAATAAGTAAAATATATTAAACTAATATATAATAATATTATAGCATATTTAATATATTCATTTTTGAAAATAAAAATAAATGCTATAAAACCAATTAAAAATGAGAAAATGTGTATTATACGATTATATTTATTTTTATGATATTTTTTAAATTCATAAAAATCTTTATCATTTAATTGTTTCATATATATATATATATATATATATTACAAACACATAATACTAAATGGTAAAAGATAAAAAATATTTGTAAACAATGATAACGGCGTTATATTATTTATATTCAACATAGAAGGTTCATTTGTTAAATAATGTGATAAATCTGGTAAAAAGTAAAATACCAAAAATAACATAAAAATGTTTGTTTTCGAAAAATTGTTTTTTTTAATAAAATAATTCATAATAAATAAAACAATAAAAATAATTATTGAGATAAATAAGTTATGAATTGTGAATAAAATAATTAATGAATATAGAATCAAGAATAAGTTACTATATTTGTTTGATAATAAAAATAAAAAGGTCATAAAAATAAATCCACATACGATGTGAAAGTATATATTGTAAATATTATTATGATATTGTTCAAATTCATTGAATTCTTTTTTGATAAATGTATTCATATATAATAATAACACATATAATTATTTTATAACATAATTATATTTTAATTCCTACTCAAAAGAGTATTGACTACAAAGAAAATGCTGTAAATTATTATATTGTTGAAGATAAAATACAAGAAGAAGTTCTAACCATACTTTGAGAAAGTCTCTGTTATTAATTTTTCAAAGTTTTCCATAAATGTAGTTGGTTCCATCATAGCAGAGAACAGTCCGCTAATAGTCGTTTTGTATTTTACAATTTTTTCATAATTATTGGAAAGTTCAATTACTTTATTTATATAGTCATTTTTTGAAAAAGTTACTAATTCTGAAATTCCGGAGTTTATAAGAAGTGATGAAGACACATTATGTGAATGGTAGTCTTTATTATATAGAGTAACTACTGGAATAGAATTGTAAAGAGAATTACATGTTGTAGTTGTTCCAGAATAGGGAAATGTATCTAATAATATGTCTATTTTATAAAATAAATCAATATACTCATTTGTGGAACAGTAACTAACTATAATTAATCTATTTTCATCAATATCGAGAACCTTTTTATAATAATCTTTTCTTTCAATTACGTTATCTATTCCATCGAGTTTTATTAATATCTTAGTATTATTTGTTTTATGTAATATAGACTTCCATGTTTCAAGTGTTTCTTTACTATTTTTTGCCTCTTTATTTATTGCGCCAAGTATAATATCAGACTTTGGATTCAGGTCATGGAGAACCGGACGAAGTTGTATAATTGTCTCAAATAATAAAAAACATTTTGATAGTTTCAACAAATTTTCTGAGTAAATTTGTGTAGATTCTTCGTTGTCTGTTATAGCGTCGACTATTCGGTATTTTATAAATTCTAATCCAGTTGAGTTAGGAAATCCAATATATGATATTTGAACAGGTGCGGGCTTATGTGAAAAAATATCAAGTCGATTACCACGAGTGTATCCATCAATGTCAAATAATACATCAATACCGTTTTTATATATAATGTCAGCGCATTCTGAAGATGTCTTTTTAAAAATATTAATAAATTCACAATTCTTATAGGAGAATGCCTTTTCAGAATATAAAAAAATCTCAAATTTTTCTCTGTTATGGTGTCTAAGTAGTGGTAATATAAAATTGCTAACTGCATGATTTTGGAAGGAAGAACATACATAACCAATTTTTATTCTTGCATGGTTTCTGTTATCAAAAGAATAATCCGCGGTTGTATTTCTATAAAATTGGTTTATTTTTTTACAAAAATGAAATCTTTCATTGTTATCACTATAAATATAGTCACATAGTAACATATAATTATGATGTGCCGTCTTAACAACTACGCTCAATTCGGGATTTGTATTATAATCATGTTTACTATTCAATATTTGTTTTAATAAATTCATAGCGGTATATACATCAGACGTTTTTCCGTACAAAAATGAGGCATTCATAAATACATAATATTTCAAATCACCATATGTATAATTTTCCGACTCAATATTTTTCAATAACTTTTCAAATATGGTTCTCGCCAAAGTTAATTTGTTTTCGGATACATAGATGCTTGCAAGAAGAAGTAGAATCCGGTCATCATCGTTTTTGTTTATAATCTCATATTTATCATTCAAGTGATGAATAAGCTGAATATTACTCATATCAAATAATATTTTTGTAAGGTCTAAAATATTTTCATTATAGGAAGGATTTATTTGCATACAAAGTTGAAACCACATAATAGCTTTGTTTACATCTAATTCTTTAAAAATATACCCCATATAGTAATATAATTCCGCTTTCTTTGGAAATAATATCATTAATTTTGTTAAAATAGATTCTTTTATTGAAATATCGGGCGTTTCTAGTATATTATCGATTCCCAACAAAATAATGGAAGAATCTATTTTTTTTACATCATTGAACATAATATCAAACTGTTCGTTAAAATTATCCATAGTATTTATTTGTAATGAATACTATGCTATCTTTATTTTAATTTTATCTTGGGTATTTTATCTTGGGTATTTTTATTTATTGTTTTTTCTAGTAGTATTTGCTGCTTTTTCCATTTTCGCAGCTTTCTTTTGTGCGTTTTCTATATCCTTACGCATTTTTTTTGTTGCACGTGCTTCTTCTGCAGCGGCCTTCTTTAATTGTTTTTTCTGTTCTCCTTCTATTGCTTTTGCCTCTTTTATTTTTCTTGTTTCTTCCGCCTTTACAGCTTTTTCGGCTTTCTTTTCTTCTTTTTTAGCTTCGGTTTGTGCACGTTTTTCTTCCTTCTCTCTCTCCATAGCAGCTAATTCTGAAGAAACTTTACTAATATCTTCATCAATTATTTTTGAATATTTTGTAATAAGAACTTTTAACATTTCATCATTTATATCTTCTCTTAATTCTCCTTGTTTTCTCATTGTTCTCTTTAGTTTTATTTCTGCACGTTTGTTTGTCCTTTCAGCTTTTTTTTCGACTTTTATTTGTTTTTTCATAGTTTTACGTATTTTATTTATAAATTTTTTTTTTTCTTTTTCATGAGCCTTTTTTGTTTTTTTCAAGTTTTTAATTTCCACTAACATTACTTTTTTGTCAATTTTGTTTGTTTTTCTGAAACTTTTTTGTTGCTCAACGATAGACATTTTCAATACTCCTTTTTCTAAATCAGATAAGTTTGTTTTCATAATATTTTTGATTTCTTTTATTCTATTCTTGTAAGCAACTAGATTTAATTTGAAATTATCTTGTAAAACTTTTATTCTGTTATCAAATTCTCCGATTTCCGTATTTACTTTTATGATAGATGGATGTGTTTCAATTGACTTTATTAGGAGAGATTCATCTTTTACTTTTTTACTACATTTTGTTTTCAAATTATAAAAAAGTGTGTCCTTGTAATTTTGAAATTCTTCGGGATTTTTTTCCAAGTTCTCCTTTATTTGACTAGCTTTGTCTTTTTTAAATAAATTTACATTCTTTATTTCATCACGGATTGCTTTGATTTCTTTGCGAATCTCTTTTGTGGCGTCTTTTGCTTCTTTTACTAGTTCTCCTATTTTTTTGTTTACAATTTTATTACAAGTTTTTGCGGCTTTACCTTCATATTGATTACATTTGTCTTTCAAAAACAAAAACTTACTCTTATCAATGTCACCTAATTCACCTTCGAGTTTTTTATTAACAGTATTAATTTTTTCTTTTAGTTTTATAACATCTCCTTCAAAGAATTCACGAACCTGTCTTTTATCATAGTTTTCTATTTGTTCTTTCGTTTTTTGATTTACAAGCGGAACCTGGACTTGTTTGATAATAGGTTGTGAAAATTGTCGAGCATCCTTTTCTCTATTCAAAAAACTAATATATCCAGCAATATCATCAAGAAATTCTCTTTCCCCACCGGCTGTAAATTTACCGTCTTCATTTAAATATTTTTCATTGAAAGAACTAAAATCATCTGAGATTTGTTCATTCGGCATTCTACATAAATTCAAAAGTTTGATAAGTTCCATTGGATTATTTGTAATGGGTGTTGCTGTCATCAGTAGAAGCTTTACTGAATTTACACCAGAAACTAAATAAGAATTCATGACTGCTTTATGTAGAGCGTTCATATCCGGTCTTTCAATAGAAGATAAATCCGTTCCGCCATACAACTTATGTGCCTCATCTATAATAAGAAGTGTTTTATTAAGAGGGTCGGCTTCACCATTCTTTTTAACGAGGTCTTTATAAAAGTTATTCTGTTTAGATACCAAGTTACTGAACTGCTTGTATGACATAGGACGTATACTCCAAGACTTAGATAACATTTTCATACGTTTGGCTTGTTCTTCCGGTACAACTGCACCTTCTGAAATAGCAATACGAATTCTTTCATGGCATACTTGTTCAAACATATTTTTCCAAATATCATTTTTAAGGGTTGTACGAGTAACCCATAGAATAGTATATCCTTGTGGTTCAAAAGACGATGTTGCAGCTGCAATTGCAGAACATGTTTTACCAGTTCCAACACTATTCCATAAAAGCATACCTTTTAATGGATTTTGTGGAGTAAAATAGTTACGAATAAAATCTTGAGTAGGAGAATATTTGATTATGTCGGCTCCTCCTTTCTGCTCAGGACCAGCATATCCACATAGGTTCTCCATTTTTACATTATCCCAAGAATAATCACTGAAATGTTCTCGAATATACTTTCTCATATTATCATGATTCATAGAATCGTTACCTTGGATTTGAGGCTGCATATCTAATACTTGTTGAATTGGATTTCCAGGTCTAGAAGGGATAACAATTTTTGGCAAGTCATCTCTTATCAAAAGACGTTTTTTGATTTTCATTACCTTTGGACCTCCGCCTGTAGATTCGCTTTCGATTTCATCAACTGGACTAGAACTTTCATTTCCGATTGAAAAAGTATGTATATTTTTGTTTAATTCATAGTCAACGGAACCAAAAATAGCAACACGTTCTAAGTCGCTAGCAAAATTTAACAATCTCAAATCGATATTCATTGCTTTCAAGTAAAGCTCAATTGAGGTTTTTGAATTATTGAATGATTTTTGATATTCTTCTCCGATAGATAAGTCATAGTTGAATACATATAACGGCCATCCTCTTGTAGGATTGAAAACCAGTCCTTTTTGACCACAAGTTCTTGTGCCTCTTCCAATAACTTGTTTCTGGTCAGCTCCGGTAGTTTGAGGTTCAAAAATATGTATATATTTGATATCAAAAAGGTCGATGCCTTCTTTGAACCCACTATCCATAATAATAAACCGCGCCAATTCTCCATAAACATTGTCTGGTCTTTGATTGAATTTTTTTAAAATACTTTTTTTCATTATAACACTTATTGGTTGTTCATAGACACCAACGGACGAAAGTAAATAAAAATTATTTCCTTGGTTTTGTAATAATTCTTCGTCGGTTAATAGAGTTATTTTATTGTACTTTTTTTTCTTTGGTTCTCCACCGGTTTTTTGTGATTCTATTTCTTCTTGTTCCTCTTCTTGTTCCTCTTCCTCTTCTTCTTCCTCTTCGACCACTTCTTCTTCTGGTTCGATTTCTTCTTCTGGTTCTTCAACTACTTCTTCTTCTTCGACTTCTTCGACCACTTCTGGTTGCACTTCTTGAACCACTTCTTCTGGTTGTTGTTCACTAGCAGGAGTAGGGTTTAAAAATGAACTAATACTAGAAGCAATACTACCAGTTACAGGTGATATACTACTAGTTAAAGGAGAAAATTCTAATGAGTCAACGGGTGACGGTGGAGGTGCTCCTGGGAGTACGGGCGAAACACTTTTCGGCGCCTCATTGTTACTCACCGGCTTTTCGACTGGGGGTGTTTTCAATGATGCCGTATAACCTAATTTCATCCCTTTAGAAATAAATGCCGATGCTAATAATTTGGCACCATTTGAACTTGATTTTAAATCCGAAAATATAAAATGTTTGAATTGTTTATTGTACTTTTTCATATCTTGGGCATCTAGATTAGAAATATTTTTCATTAATTCATTTAATTTTGGAGAACGCATTTTCATGTCATTTAGCAGTTTGTCTGGATTGAATTCAGATGAGTCGAATTTATATTCGTTTCCTGACTTACTCCAATTAGATTTTTTTCTAACACAATCTCCATCAAATACAGTATATGATGGATTATTTACTATTTTATCTAGTTCTTCTAAAGTATTTTTTTCGTGCATTGGTTCATTTAACGTTTTTTGAGAACCTGAACCATTTGATGTAGAAGATATACTTGTTTTAGAACTTGTACTGCTATTTTTAGAAGACATTATACAATATTATTATATTATTTATTTGAGTATCTTAAAAAAAATCTTTGTTATTTATATAACTAATGTCAGGAGTTCAAAACTTAGGAGGAATAAAATTAGGTGGTGGACCATACAATGGCTGGTCACCTAAACAAACACAACTTAACTTCAAAGATAGTCAGTCAATTATGGTACGTAAAGTATTGGTAAAAAGTTGGAATACTCCTTATGCGACTGGAAGATTCAACAATTATGGCCGCGTAACAACGCCATTTAGGGCTGTCAATAATTCAGGTGATTTTCTAGGACGCGTTCAATATTCCAACGGGGGTCCAAATCCGGTTACAATTGACCGTTATAAAACAAAAAACAATATTGGCTCTATGTTCAGAAATACTGATGCAACAAATGTCCCAGCTTCATCATGCAATGTAAGATTTGTTGCTGACTCGTCTGATTATGTTACTTTCAAAAAACAAACAGCAATAAACCAAAATTACAATGACTTAAAATTTGGCGGAAACCAAAGTAATGCAGAATATGTTAACCTAATGGCTGTCCGTAGATAAATAAACCTGTTTAGTATAATATATAATCTTTTTATATACTATAAAATGCCAGGAATATACAGGTCTATGTTTGCTATAAATGATATAAAAAATGGTACATTAACTGCAGTTCATGCAATGCCTCAAAAAGACAGTACGTCGGATGGTACCGACAGTTTCGCAATGGACCGGTTTGCTTATTTTCAAACTTTGCAACCAGCTAACTCTATTACAAGTACACAACAATTAGATAAAAAATGGTTCCAAAATCGTGACGCATCCACCGTAACACGGAATCGAAGAATTATGGAAGTTGGTGTCGGTACTATGAATGCATCAAATACACCGTTGAGTTTTACTACTAACAGAGATGTGAACGTCGTTAATCAGGCACGTCACAGAGTTCGCTCGGGTGGTGCTGTTGCGCCTCTCAAAAAGAATGCAAATAAAAATAACGCACCTACACCAAGTTGGACAGTTGGTAAATTGATAAGAACACAATATAGAACTGTCCAAAATGTACAACCAAAAACCGCCATGTTTGGAAAACCCGTTAACAAAAACGTAAAGGATGTTTTCCTCTAATCTTTTTAATGGATAAAATATATTTATAAACGTATAATTATCCATACATAACATATACAGTATGTACAAATATTTAGTCGAATTTTTAGGAACATTATTTTTTGTCTATGTAATTCTAGCAACAGGCAACCCTTTGGCAATTGGAGCAGCTTTAGCTTTAGTCATATTAATGACAAGTAAAATTTCTGGTGGAAACATCAACCCTGCCGTGTCAATTACGATGGCCGCTGCCGGTCAACTTCCAACAAGTGATTTGATTCCTTATGTTCTAGCTCAAACATTTGGTGGTTTAGTCGCGTTAGAAATTTATAAGCGTTACAAAATGTAATTTTTTGTCCCCTATTTTTTATTTTTTAGAAGAATAAATAAAAAATAATCCTATTATATAAACAATGTCTGGATTAGCAGATTGGAAAAAAATTCAAAAGTCTTTCAAAAATACAACAAGAAAAATAGCAAAAAATGCCACTAGTTCATTGAAAAAGGGAATGAAGATAGTTGGCGGATACATGTCAAAAACAAAACGTGTTTTCAAAAAAAAAGGTAAGAACGCAAAAGCAAGAAAGACTCATAGATATATGTCTTCTTTGTTACCTAATATTTTAAATAAATAAATAGTTCACAAATAAATAACATTATTTGTGAAACAATAATAAGGTATAACATATCTACTTTGATTTTTGTATAACTTTAAAAAGGACATACAGCCCAATTACAGTAAGAGAACCAAAATAAAAATGAGTTGCACTATCCCAATGAACAATTTCATCTTTTTTCTTGTTACATTGTTTACTTTCAAACAAACCATTTTTACTCTTATCAATTGAAATAGTGTTTGTTTCAATATGAGGATGGTCAATATATGTTATAAATTGAGGAACTTGACTTTCTGATTCTCCATCTGTTTCAATAATTAAACCATCGGTGTTTTTTTCTTCGATTGTTTCTATTTCGGAAACTCTAGTGGTCTCGGTTATTAAATTACTATAGTCACCAGAATTCTCATAACGAACACCACCAAAAGACTCATAAAATGTACTCTTTACGTTTGCTAAAGTCTTAGTTAAATCAAATGGAGACATGGTAGATAATAGTGATGACTTTTCCATAGTTAGTGTACTTGACATATTGTATATAATTATACAATATATTACTTTGCCTATATTTTCGCGTAGAAATTAATTTAAAAAAAGCTAATAAAGACAAAACGTTATATTTTTTAGTCAAGAAGAAAGTACAATATGTGTGGCATTTTTTCTCTCTTAAATAATAACAGTACGTTTACACCAATATTTGTTGAGCAACAATTCAAAAAAGGAAAGGAAAGAGGTCCTGAATTTTCCAAGTTATCACAAGTAGGTCTCAAAATAATGATGGGGTTTCATCGTCTCGCTATTAACGGATTGAATGATGAATCAAATCAACCGATTATCGATGGTGATATTGTTCTTATATGCAATGGTGAAATTTATAACTATAAAGAGCTATATCGTTATATGAATATTCAACAAAAAACAAATTCGGATTGTGAAATTATTATTCATTTGTATAAAAAATATGGTATTGAACATACACTTCAAATGTTAGATGGTGTTTTTTCATTTGTTCTTTTGGATAATTCCACTGATTCTGAATCATTCAAAATGTTTGTTGCTAGAGACCCATATGGTGTTAGACCACTGTTTGCACTTACACCAACACAACATAATAGTACGGAAGAAAAAGACCAAATTATTGGATTTGCTTCTGAAATGAAATCATTATATGAATTTTACAAATACTTGACAGAAAATAATGTCGAAAAGAAACGAAAACCGAAATTGAAGGCTGGTGTAATGCATTTCGAAGAAGATAAACTAAAACCTAAATATACACTTAAACCATTTTTACCAGGAACATACTCAGCATATGAGTTGTCATCGAAAGTATTTTCTTGTTGGACAGTTCATAAAGAAAATTACAGATATCATTCTACGGGGTTCAATTCTATTATGTATCACTTGAGTCCACAGTATTATGATAGTGAAATTGTAATGAACATTCAGAGATATTTGATTCGCGCTATTGAAAAACGCTGTTGCTCCACTGAACGTCCGATGGCATGTCTTCTTTCGGGTGGCTTAGATAGTAGTATTATAGCAGGACTTGTAAGGCAGTATCATATTACTCATGAGCTTCCTCAATTTGAAACATATAGTATTGGTCTTGAAGGTTCTGAAGATTTGAAATATGCCAAGTTGGTTTCGGAACATTTGGGAACAAAGCATACTGAGGTGATTGTTACAGAGGCCGATTTTCTGAATGCAATTCCTGAAGTTATCAAGGCGATTGAAAGTTATGACACTACAACTGTTCGTGCAAGTATTGGAAACTATCTTCTTGGAAAATATATTGCTAAACATAGTGAAGCAAAGGTTATTTTCAACGGAGATGGCGCGGATGAATTATGCGGTGGTTACCTATATATGTATTTGGCGAATGAGTCGATTGAATTTGACCGAGAAGTCAGACGCCTTTTAAGTGATATTCATTTATTCGATGTCCTTCGTTCCGATAGGTCGGTTGCATGTAACGGACTAGAATCACGGTCACCATTTTTGGACCGGTCTTTTGTTCAATATTACTTGTCGATTCCTCCACAGACGCGATTTCACACAAGAAACGAGCAATGTGAAAAATATCTTCTTCGTTTGGCATTCTCTTCAGAATATTACAGAAATTCATCGGATGGTAAGTTACTTCCTGACGAAGTACTTTGGCGAACCAAAGAAGCATTTAGTGATGGTGTTTCTTGTAAATCAAGGTCGCTTTATGAAATTATCCAAGAACATGCAAATCATAAATTTGTAGAGGAACATATTCATACGATTCCAAAAGTGAAGTTTGAAGATAATATTTATACAGAGATTTCAAAAGGAGACCCTGTTCTTAAAAATGTAAATGGCCATTTGGTACCAAAGACGGCAGAGCAGTATATGTATAGAAAAGAGTTTGAAAAACATTATTCTGGAATGGGACCACTAATTCCTTATTTCTGGATGCCAAAATACGCCGAAAAGATTACAGACCCTAGCGCAAGAACGCTTGAAATTTATAATGACGAAGAAAATAAAGAGGAAGAAAATAACGGTGAAGAAAATGAAAATAAAGAAAATAAAAAAAAAGACAATGAAGATGAGTTACTTACAAATTCATTCGTTGCTAATAAAATCTAAGGTCTAAACCATGATATCCAGTGAAAATAATCATTACCAATTTTTGTTTTTAATTATCAATTTTTGTTTGGGGTAAATAATCATACCAATTTTATTTTGTATACGCACCCCTTTTAATTCATCTAAAACACTTTTGTTCAATAAATCAAGAAACGCTTTTCCGGTTTCTACGCATTGGAATTCCCAAAGTGCAGCTTTATTGTTCTGTCTCCATAAATTGTTTTCTAACACGAACTCAATAGTAATTACAGATGAATTTTTTTCTGTTATAGTTAACGACGGATAAAATCCAAAGCCGATTAAAACATCATTTTTGTTATAAAACACGTCAATTGATTTTGAAATTGACATTGTTGGAATAGTTTGGAATATATTTAATAAATAAATATATTTCAATTTTTTACTTTATTCAGTTGAAGAGTTATCAAAAACAACAGGTTCATAATTACAATCCTTATTTTCAGATTTGTCATTATTAGTAGTTTCGACGTTTTCTATTTTTTTTGTACGGTTCTCGTATGCGTAATACAAACGCATCGTTAGAGAAATAGTATCACAAAAAAGAATAGGAGTGTAATGAATTATAAGAGTGTTGTTTTCTGTCCTTATCGAATAAGAGATAGCAAAAAGAGTTCCAATAAATATGACTGCTTTTTCGGGGACATTATAAAAATTAGCGTTTTTATTTTTATAATTCGCATATAATTCAGGTAGATAACATAAAAAGAATAAGGCACTAGCCGTATACATTAGGTATTCGTCATGCATTTTTATAAATTATTCGTTAATTATATTTTTCAATAATTTTTATATTATTTATTGCTTTTATTGCTTTTATTTTTCTGTGTTTTATTATTATTTTTTTTTATTGTTTTTGAATTCTTTCGGACATTTTTTGGATAGTTTCTCTTTTTTTTTGTTTGTTTATTATACTTTTTAGTTTGTTTGGTGAGTGTTTTTTTATTTTTTTTACCACCATAGCCTGTGACCATCATTTGGTTTTCTCCGTTATGATTAAAATTGAAAACATTTTCTGGTTCCCTACCTTTCCTTTTTTTCGATGGGGTTACCATCCATTGGTCTGGTATCGGTTGGGTTGACATCCATGGGTTTGGTATCGGTTGAGTTGACATCGATTGGTTTGGTATCGATTGGTTTGGCATGTTGAATGGCATTGAAAATATTGTTGGTGTATCAATTTCACGACTGAACTTTCCCTTGTTTTTTTGTCTTTGTTGTCTATCTCGGTTTTCTATGTCTTCCTGTTGTTGTTTTTGACGTTGCTGTTGTTCTATTAGTCGTTTTTCTTCTTCTATTAGGGCTAGTGCCACTAGTTCGTCTTCTTCTTCTTGTTTTTGTTCTATTTGAAATAGTTCTCGTTTATCTGTTCTTTCTATTTCAAATAATTGTTCTGCTTGTGCGTTTACGTAAACTTGTATTTCTTGAAGTCGTGCTTCGTCGATTTCTCCTTGTTCTTTTAAAGAAATTAATTTTTCTGTAAATAATTGTCCTATTACCAAAGTTAAATTTTCTTTACTATAATCTGCGGCTTTAGCAATAACATTTCCATCAACAATATAGTCGCTACAAAGAGCGGTTAAAGTTTCGCTATATATGTCATCATATGGGAAGATTCCTGCATATTGTGTATAAATGTCATCTATATCACTTTTTAATTGTAAATATGCATTACCTTCAAATATTTTTTCTTCTTCTTTATCTTTATAATAAAATATTATAGGTTCGTCGTCGAATTCTACTTCAAGTGGTGGAACTCCACCTTTCATTATTTTACTACCGCCAAATGTTAACTCTTCTTCTTTAAAAAAAGTTTTTGCAATGAACGAAAATGATAATGAAACAGTTTTTGTCGGCAATTGAATAGAGGGCGCTTGCGTTATCATTTTGGGATATGCCGATGCAGCAACACTGTATTTTGAAGTAGTAGCTATTAAACTGTACTTAATATCGGAACCAGGTTTAGGTTTATTTTTTTTGAAAATACTATTCACTTTATAACGTTGGACATAAGCAACTTTCCCATTAATTGTATCAATTGTATCAGTAGCCACAACCACTATACCGACTATTAATGTTTCAAAACCATTTAAATCTCTAATCATTCCATCATAAAATTCAGGTTTAATTTTGAATTTTTTATTATCTCCGGTCATTGAAATGTATAAATTGTAATATTGTATTTCAGTTACAATAGCAATTAAATCTGTGTAACCTTTCAAAATTATAGCTTTTTCTTTGTTAAACCTAATAGTCGCTTTTTCTACATTAACATTATCCGGATTATAATATAAAACTTTATTAAGTCTTAACTTTGTTCCTGTATCAATATTTGAAAACAAACACGGCAATCCTAGTATCATGCAAAAAAGTAATACTATTTCGTCGCATGTTGAAATACAAATTACATCAGTTCCTCCCAATTCTTTGTTCAACATGTACTCTACATATGTTAAGAACGTCATTAGTTTATCTCCTAGACTTTTTCCTAAAACCGCAGCTCTTTTTTGTAGTTTATCTGCAATTCCTTTTTTTTTGGCATTACCTACAAAAATAGTTTCTTTGTATTGGTCGTCAGCAGTGGTAGTGTTTAGTTGGAGACCACCTAATATCATACTATAAGTATATGTGTCTTTATCAATTGCTTTTGCGTTTGTTAAAGAACAATTTGCATACCCAAGTTCTTGAAATGCTGACTGGCTGATTGTAAGGAGTATCCCTTTGTCTGGAAAAAAAGAATCAGAATCGCGCGATGAAGATGGGTCAATGTATTTTCCAAAAGATTCAACCTTTTTAAAGCCGTCTGGTAAAAAATTTTGTAAACCTAATCCTGAGTCAAATGTACAACGAAATTGCAATCCTCCCCATTTGTCTTTAGTAGTCTTGTCTCCTTTTTCTTGACGTGAAAACAATTGCTTTATTATGATGCCTTTTTTTTCATAATCATCGGCTATCAATTTTGAAATTGCTTTTACATCATTACCATTAAACATTTTTCCACCAATTATACCGTCGGAAAATGCTTCTAGTTGTGTTAAAACTATGTCTGGCGTTTTATCTTTAATGGAATCGCCGCGATTTATCATTGCATTCGCTTGAGCAAATGTTTTTGTTTGTAAATTAAGTATTGGATGGGTTGATGGCACTTGTCGTAGTAAATCTGTAATTGTTGTTAAAAAACCTTGATATATTGTGGCTGTACTATAGGAACGTGATATTTTACGAATCGACACTCCTTTGTATTTTTCTGGATAATTAAAAGTAAAATCTGTTCCATTAAAACCAATTGCACAACTCATTTATATATATGTATATAAAAGTATTTGAATTTTTTAATTCTAAATTTCCTGTACCGGGAATCGAACCCGGCCCCCGGCCTTGAAAGGGCCATATCCTAACCGATAGACTATACAGGATTTTTACCCCCTCCCACAATTTAATAACCGTTTTTATCTTTATATTACTTTTATTTATTCTTAATGTCTATCCGTGTTTTTGCAGATTTATAAAAAAATAAAATACGCTTAATCTTTTTTGATAGATGAATTTTCATAATAAATAGGTAAAAAATTGATTTTCATTTGAAACAATGGATACATGTCACATTCGTTCAGGTTTATTATCAAAGATGCAGACACTAATTGACAACATGTATACAAAGAGATTTTGCCTTCCTATTAATACAGAAAGGTTTGACGATAAAAACAGTAAGAACTGCATCTGCATTGGCTACAGCCATATAGCGTGTTCTTTCAAATCAAAAGGGAAAGAACGCTAATCTGAAGAAAATAACTATTTTATCAACTGGAATAAATAACTACACAAGTCACGACTTATTGAATTCTGGATTGCATGCAGAACATAATGCCGTTAATAATCTTCAACCTTCTAAGACTAAGGGTAAAAAATTAGAAATAATCAATATATTAGTACTTCGATTTTCTAAAACTGGAAACATTCAAAATAGTAAACCATGTTCAAATTGTATTAATAGGATTTCTACTGTTTCTCACATAAAAGGCTACAAAATAAAACACGTTTATTACTCAAATGAAGATTATGGTATTACATGTTCGTCATTGAAAGAATTACAACTTGATGACAACAAACACCAAACTCGATTAGCTAAGAATAGGATTCTATCGAAGAAATTATAAAAATTTGTTTCCATTGTACAAAATATATGTATTGTATATTTTTTACTTTTTTTATCCAACTAGGATAGACCTTAAAAATCAGCTTTCATGTCAAATACATCGTCATCCACAGTTTTGTTAGCAAGAGCATATTCCGCATTTGTTCTCTCAAAGAAGTTAACTTTGCTTTCGATGCTAATAAGTTCCATAAACTCAAATGGATTGGCAGCGTTATAAATCTTGTCATAACCAAGTTGAACAACTAAACGGTCAGCAACAAATTCAATATACTGAGTCATTAATTTGGAGTTCATACCAATCATTCTACAAGGAATTGCCTCCAAAATGAACTCTTTTTCAATTTCAACGGCTTCTTGAACAATTTCATAAATTCTCTTTTTACTGAGTTTTCTGTGAAGTTTATTGTAAAGTAATACTGCAAACTCAGTATGTAATGCTTCGTCACGAGAAATGAGCTCATTGGAAAATGTAAGTCCGGGCATGAGACCGCGCTTTTTAATCCAGTAGATAGATGCAAACGCACTACTAAAGAAAATACCTTCAATCACTGCAAATGCAACGAGGCGTGCAGCAAATGAACTTCGGTTATCAGAAATCCATTTTCTCGCCCAATTAGCTTTCTTTGCAATACAAGGGAAGTTATCAATGGCATTGAATAGCTTGTCACGTTCGTCCCCATCTTTAATGTATGTGTCGATAAGTGTACTATACATTTCTGAATGAATATTTTCCATAGCAATTTGAAACCCATAAAATGCACGAGCTTCAGCGAGTTGAACATCGCTCATAAATCGAACTGCCAAGTTTTCTAGAACAATTCCATCGCTTGAAGAAAAAAAGGCAAGAACCATAGAAATAAAATGTTTTTCGTCATTAGAGAGTTTTACCCAATCAATCATATCTTTTGACGTATCCACTTCTTGTACAACCCAGAAACAATCCACTTGTTTTTTATACATTTTCCAAATATCATTATCTTTAATTGGAAACATAACATAACGCGAGTTATCAGGTCGAAGAATGGGTTCTATAAAGTGTGTGGATTCAGACATATTTACCTAAATAATATAATGAATAGATTTTATATTATTTATATAAAACCTTTCTGAAACCGACTCGCATTTTTTTAACAAAAATACAACATTTTGCCGCATAACTGGTAATTATAAAAACAATATTTATGAAACGCCTGCTACGAATGTATATTTTTAAATACTGTATTAAACTATCACTGCATAGATGTAGCGGTTTTGTTTACTTTTTCAAAAAAATTATAGTTGTATTTGTATCCAACTTTCACCGCTATATAATATATACACATCTATAATACCAATGAATCTCTGTAAATATAAAAATGTTATTGGAGAACCTAATACAGGATTAAGAAAAAAATACAGAATATTCGATGTTGCTGTTATTGATACTGTAGTTACATTACTAGCTGTCTACTTAATTTCTTATTTTTCAGGATATCCTTTTCTATATACTTTAGTTATAACTTTTATAATTATGGTAATATCCCATCGTTTATTTTGTGTTCGCTCGACGACAGACCGTTTGTTATTTTCAAATATATAGTAAATAAGTATATCCTATGTTTATTAAAATAAATAAATATAGAATACTAAGGTATAGAAATGGATATTCATCTTTCTGAAGGGAAAAAGGAAATGGGAGAGGTAAAGCAAGAAAAAAAACGCACTCGTAAAACGAAGAAACAAGTGGAAAAAGAATTATTGAATGAATATTATTCAGAATATGAAAAGAAAGACACTTTTGCTTCGAAGAAGAAAATTTACGAAAATATGCAGTACCTCTCACCTTCTGAAAAGACCCTTTTTGAAAATAAATTTACAAAGCCAATAAATTTTAATCAAGAAGAATATGTTTATAACCTAAAAAATAAAAATCGTAAAATAATTATTGTATCTGGACCAGCCGGAACTGGTAAAACACTCTTTGCAACCGAGTTCGGAGTCAAAAACTTTTTGCTTGGAATATATGAAAAACTAATATTCACCAGACCATCCGTAAGCGTAGATGAGGAATTAGGATTCCTTCCGGGAACAATGGAAGAAAAAATGGCACCATGGGTTCGTCCAATTTATGATATACTCTATAATTTTGTTAGTCCAAAAGAAGTTCAAACCATGATTGAAGAAAAAGTAATCGAAATTGCCCCATTAGGTTATATGAGAGGGAGAACTTTCAAAAATAGCTGGATTGTTGCCGACGAAATGCAAAATTCAACCGTTTCACAAATGAAGATGCTTTTAACACGTCTAGGTGAAAATAGTAGACTAATTATAACTGGTGATTTGGAACAGTATGACCGAGTAAATGAAATAAATGGACTGGAAGATTTTTTGAATAAATTCAAAGGAAAACGTTCAACTAGTATAAGTAGTTTTGAGTTTGATAGGGGCGATATACAACGTGAAGAAGTTGTCCGCGAAGTATTAGATATTTATAGTAGTTCAGAGATTCCAGAAAACTATATTTGTCGAAATAGTGAGCTCTTAGAAGAAAACCAAGAACATAGCGATTCAGAAAGTCAAAGTGATGTATAAAATAATTATAATATTCAAATAAAAATAATATCCACGTATAAAATATATTAGAAATGTCTAACAGTAATAGTCTTAACTTATTGAAAAAGCAGTTATTATCACCAACGAATAATGCTATTATACATAATAGATTTGTTTTGTATTTTATCTTGTTTATTGCTTTAGCCAATTTGTATTTTTTGACAATGTCGGGTGATTTAGTGTTTACTTCTATTTTTGTGTTAGTTGGTTTTTTAACATCTTTTTTCAGTAAAAACATGCTTATTATTTTGTTTATTGCAGTAACAATTACAAACATATTGAAATACGGCTCTGCGATTAAACAAGAAGGATTTGAAGATGCAGATGCAGAAGACGTCGATTCCAATAACAATAATAATGACGACGAAATTCACTTAACAAAAGATGAATCCGAAGACGATGGTAAAAAAATGAAACAAGACAAATATAAGAAAAATAGGATTAAGAAAGGAAACGCAATTGAAATAAATCCAGCAGAAATTGCCGAAAAGTTGAAAAAAATCGTTACTATTATGAAATCATAAATAAAAATTGGATACATAATCAGAAATGAAAATGTAGTAATATATTATAATTACAATAATATATTATGAATGACTTATTAATAACTATGTATGATTTTTTGGCAAACAATTCAAAATATATAACTCTTTTCATTATTGTATTTTTAACAATAATAATTACTGTTTCAGTCTATGAGTATCATAAAAAAAAAGAGGGTCTTGCTAACCCCTTTGACGCTATATTCAAAATTTTTGATATGATTGGAAGTATTTTTACAAGTATATTTGAATTGTTTGCTAATATAGGCGATATTTTTGCAATGATTATGTGTCCAATAAGCGTTTTTACGAATATTGACACATGCGCATATTATTGGTTTTTGGATGAGTTGTTCTATTTTATTTGGCTTATAGTATGGTTGTTCTGTTTTATTTTTATATATATACCATTATGGTTAGCTTCAATAATATTATGCATCTGTATTGGAAAATGGATGGGTGGATGTTGGACTATTTCTGTAAATGATGTTTGTCCAACAAAAAAAGGGTTTTTTAATGGCGTTGAGAATTTTTATCAAATACTTTTTGGGGGAAGACTCTTATATAGAAATAAAAGTGATATAAATAAATGTTATTGTGTTCCGGCATTGAGATATTTATTCGACCCGTTAACTAAATATAGAAGTCTTTCTCCCAAATCCGATAGTGGTAGTAAAAGTGGAGGTTCTGCATCATTTATTGTTCCATGTATAATATTAGGAATTGTTGTAGTTGCAAATTATAAAAAGAAGACGTAAGGTCTATCCGTGGTTCTGTAGCCAAATGGTACAAATCTACGTTAGAGCCATATCCTTTTACTTAATAAATATATTTATCCACTAAAAGAGATTAATAATTTTAGCGATAACCTGTAAAATAT